AAGACTAGGCTCCGAGAGAGTGCCCAGAAAAATGCTCAAACCCTTCGCTGGCTCAACCCTTGTCGATATACTATTTGAGAAACTGAAGCTCTCCAAAACTATACCAAAAGAAAATATATATCTCTGTGCGTGGGAAGAAGAGCTAAAAGAAGTAGGAAGAAAACATGAGGTCAATATCTTTAACAGAAGCGAGGAGTCAGCCAACGAAGATAACGACATGAAGCTAATATACGAATGGCACGACAAGATACCTTTTAAGTATATTATATTAGTAAGTGCTTGCAACCCATTACTAAAAATAGAAACGATAGATTCCTTTGTCCAAGATTTTTTAGAGTCAGAGAGAGAAGGAGCCTTCGCAGTAATAAAGAAAAAGACCTACTACTGGAGCAAAGAAGGCAAACCAATCACAGACTGGAAAGGGTCCAGCATCATGAACACTAAGGTCGTAGAGCCGACCTACGAAGCAGCGCACTGCCTATATGCCAGCAGGCTAGACATAATAAAAAATGGATTCTGGATGGACACTAACTCACCACCCGAGCCAGAGCTAGTCACGATGGATGAGCTTGAAGCCTTTGACATAGACTATGAATGGCAATTTACAGTAGCCGAAAAACTTTATTCATTGCCTGAAAAACAGACTACAACATAACAACATGAGCAAAAAAGTATTAATAACAGGAGTTCTTGGGCAAGACGGAGCCAACATGGCAGAGTACCTCCTTGACACAACCGACCACGAAATTTACGGGATGGAACGCAGGTCAGGAACCCCGAACTACAAAAACATAGTGGACTTCAGGGACAACAAGAGGTTTCACCTAGTGAATGGAGACTTAACAGATAGCGCAAGCATAGACAACTTGGTAAAAGAAATAGAACCTAGCTATTTCATTAATTTTGGAGCAAATTCTTACGTTGGGGTTAGCTGGGAGATGCCTCTTCAGGTTTTCGAAGCGAACACACTTGGAGTAATCAGATGCTTAGAAGCTATAAGGAAGTTCAAACCAGAGTGTAGATTTTATAGCGCCGGTAGCTCAGAGGAATTGGGAGATGTAGATTATTCTCCTCAAGATATCAAGCACCCCATTAAGCCAAGAAGTCCATATGGAGCGTCGAAAGCAGCCGCGAGGCACTTAGTTAAAGTCTACAAAGAATCTTATGATATGTTTGCTGTTCATTCTATTTTATTTAACCACGAAGGAACAAGAAGAGGAGAGGAGTTCGTAACAAGGAAAATAACCAAGAAGGTAGCCGAAATAACAAACAAACTAAAGACAGGGGAGGAGTTTGAACCCTTGCAACTAGGAAACATTGACGCGAAAAGAGACTGGAGCGACAGCAAAGACTTTATGGTAGCCGTATGGATGATGCTCAACCAAGACGAACCAAAAGATTACGTACTTGCGAGCGGAACGACCCACTCCGTTAGGGAGTTTGTTCAGGTAGCATTTCAGAATGCTGGCGTCCCCGGCCTGTGGAGCGGGACAGGGATGGACGCTAAATACAGAGTTTTTCAAGAAAACACCTTACTAGCAGAAATCAACGAAAAATGGTACAGGCCCGCGGAAGTGCAGGTCTTGCACGGAGACGCCTCGGAAATCAAAAAAGATTTAGGGTGGGAGCCTCAGATTTCGTTTGACAAATTGGTCAAGAATATGGTAGAATGTGACTTGGCTATTTATGCGAAAGAAAACCCGCAAAAAGATTAATAACATTTACCAGTTCCTTGTCTGGAAATTTTGCAAGGAGCCCGAGAAGGTCAACTGGCCGAAAGAGATCGTCATAGGAAAGTCTTTAATAAAAGACTACGGAGAAGAACTTTTCAAGCAGTTATCCTTTGACATAGAGATAGAGAGCTTAGCTCAATTTCGGAGCAAAAAATTCAAAGCTTTTTTAGCTAAGCAAAGAAAGCTATTAGACCTTGACTTCAGGAAAGATTCTGCTATAATAAAGGAAGAGAAGATAGGTAAAGACAAAAAAATAACAAGAAAACCCAAGACATTAATAGACTTTTTAAAAGATGGCAGCGAAAAAGAAAACAAAACAACTGGATAATATTCTAACAGCATCAGAACAGTTATCATCCTTCCTCAAGACCCACAAAGAAGATCACTACAACTATGAAGAGGCAATAGAATACAAAATCTCGACAGGATCTTTAACTCTAGATATTGAGACAGGAGGAGGCCTTGGGCCGGGGCTGCATCGTTTCTGCGGTATAAATGAAGGAGGCAAGACATCTGAAGCCCTTGAGGTAGCTAGACACTTCCTTAAGGAGCCTAACTCTAGAGCGGTTTACTTCAAATGCGAAGGGAGGCTTACTCCCGAGATGAGAGAAAGATGCGGGGTAGATTTTGTTCACACAGCAGAGCCAGAAAGTTGGAAAGATGGAACGTGTTTTATATACGAGAGCAACATCTATGAATCTGTTTTCGACATGATGAAAATGATGATTCAGTTTAACGAAGAGGGGAAAAGGTACATTTTTATACTCGATTCAGTTGATGGTCTCCAGACTAAGGGGGACAGCGAAAAAGCCCTTCACGACGCCACTAAGGTCGCAGGAGGGGCAACTATCAGCTCCGTCTTTATGAAGAAGGTAGCAACAGCTCTGACTAAAAGAGGCCATATGGCTATATTCATAAGCCAAGTGAGAGCCGACATACAACTAGACCCCTACTCTAAAGCTCCCATAAGACAAACCTCAGCCACAGGAGGGAACGCCCTACTTCACTTTGCTAATTGGATTCTCGAATTCGAGGCAAGATTTAAAAAGGATTATATTTTAGAAGACGATAAAAAAGCACCAGACAGAGTCAAGAATAAAATTTTAGGACAATGGTCTAAAGTAACAGTCAAAAAGTCCCCAAACGAGAAGACTAACATCGTAATATCTTACCCAATTAAGAGAGGGAGAGTAGGGGGCACCAGTATATGGAAAGAGCTAGAAATTGTCGATCTTTTACTCCAGTATGATTTTGTTACTAAAGCAGGAGCTTGGATTAGAGTCTCTCCTGATATTGTGGAAGAGCTAGCTTCAATTAAAATAGAGATTCCTGATAAGTTCCAAGGCAAAAATGGTTTATTTAACTTCCTTGAAGATAATCAAAAAGTAACCGACTATTTTTATAATAAATTCAAAGAGGTTTTAGCCTGAAGACCCAAAAACCGAAAAATAATCCGCAAAGGATTGTCTTCGAACAGTGGACTATATACATAAATGAGGCTCTTTAACATATATGGCCGACTTGAAAGAAGAAACGTAAATAAATACCTAATAAAATGGGATAGTCCCAGTAGGTCTAAAATTCAATTCAAAACAAAGCAGTTTCTTAAGAAGTATTGGCGCAATAGCATTGTTTACGAAGAGTTTCCTGTCTACGGAAGCAGAATGAAGGTAGATATCTTAAACGCTACAAGTAAGATAGCCGTAGAGGTAAACGGAGCACAACATAGCAAATACAATAAGTTCTTTCACGCAAATTCGCGCATCAATTACTTAAACTCAATAAAAAGAGACTTTAAAAAATTAGAGTGGTTGGAAGAAAACGAATACAACTTAGTAGAAATAAACTATGATGAAGTAGATTGTCTTTCTAAAGATTTTTTTAAAAAGAAATTTAAAATTGATTTATAGTGTAATAAATAACATGAAAGAAGAAGGTTTCACAATATCAAAAGCCTTACTGGACCGCCTTAACGAACAGTCTTACGGAGGCTTTTTGCTTTTCTCTTTCGACGATAAAGGGACACCTCGCTCTTACGCTCAATTTGACAACGAGTTAAATATGATGGCTCTTCAAAAAACAGCAGAATACTGGCTTGAGGGATTGCATAGAGCTAATATCGATAATCTTACGACTCAACTGGGGCCGACGGAGTTCGGCGAAGAAGGAGAAGATGACGAAGAAACCGAACCAGACAGAGACGACGAGGAAGACGATTTTTTCTCTTGATCTTTTTGCAAGTTTAAGCTAAGCTAGGGTTTGCATGTCTAGCATTTCGTCACTCAAAATAGAAAGACACGTCTTAGGGGGCTTATTAAAGTTCCCTGAGGTTTTCTTTGATGTAGATAGGTTCGTAGCCTCTTCTGACTTTGTCTCTAAAGAGCATTACGTAATCTACTCCACCATCAAGGACATCCTATCTTCAGGTAAGAAGCTAGACAAGACCCTCCTAGCCCATCAAATAAAAAACCTAGGAGTTTCCTTCAAAAGCGAAGTAGATATTTTTAATTACATAGAAGATATATCCTTCACCCAAATAAAAAAAGGGGCGGTCATAGAAGCCTGCAAAGAGCTATGTAAAATAAAGATAAGAAGAGAAATAGAAGGCACCGGAGAAAAATTAAAAAACTTTGCTAAAACCAACGGCCATAAAGATGCAGATTCCATTATACACGAAGCCGACCAAATATACAACGAAAAAATACAAGACTATTCAAGGACAAACGAACCGGAGGAACTGTTTGAAGGAATAGCGGACCTTATAGAAGAAAGAGGAAACGACCCTAAAGAGGAGATGGGCCTGAAGACTCCCTATACGAATTTCGATAGAATGTTTGGAGGCATAAGAAAAGGAAACATATACGCTTGGGTGAGTAGACCCAAACACGGAAAATCTACCATTTTATCTCACCTCGCTACCGGTATGTCGGTCGTAAATAATTGCCCAGCTCTAATCCTAGACACGGAAATGTCGACAGTAGACGTTCAGTTTAGGATAGCGTCATCTGTCACAGGGATACCGGTTTGGTACCTAGAGACGGGGCAGTGGAGAAAGAGCGAGGAGATGGTAGAAAAATATAACAAAAATAAAAAGCGCCTCGCTTTAGCAAAACAAAAAGTGCAACACATGACTGTGGCAGGAAAACCTATTAAAGAAATTTGCTCCATTATCAGGCGTTGGTATTATTCGCAAGTAGGCAGAGGAAACAACTGTGTCGTTGTCTACGACTACATAAAGCTAACAGGAGAAAAGGACAACAATAAAAAAGAATACGAACTAATAGGGGAAAAAGTAAACACCCTCAAAGAGCTAACCTTAGAGCTAGACCTCCCTCTTCTTACGGCATGCCAGCTTAACAGGTCGGCGGAGAACGGGGTCGATGACAGTAGCGCCATAGCTCAGTCTGACAGGCTACAATGGTTCGCTTCGTTTGTGGCTATCTTCAGAAGGAAGACCCCAGAAGAGATATCAGAAGAAGGAGAAGAGTACGGAACCCACAAGCTGATACCTCTGGCTACTCGCTTCCAAGGGAGAGACGCTCAAGGCCATCACGACTTGGTTAGAGTTGCGGACGGGAATAGGTTCAAATACGTCCCTAACTTCATAAGCTATAATATAGAAAACTTTAGGGTCTCAGAGCAAGGGACCTTACAGGACATAATAGACAACCAAGCCCTGCAAGTTACCCTTGGCGACGCGGAGGTCAATAGAGACGAGTTACTGTAATGAGCTTAGACCCAGACCAAATAAGAGAAATACTTAGCGAGATAGGTTACAGCCTTAGCGACCAAGGTAAGTATTTCAGGACCAGACCAATATACAGAGATTCCAGCAGTAGCACGGTCTTAAGTATTAGAAAATCTGACGGGAGATGGAAAGACTTTAGGGAAGACATAGGTGGGTCTTTTGAAGATTTAGTCAGACTAAGCTTAAGGTTAAAATCCAAAGACGATACCACAAAATGGCTCACCAACAAAGGAGTAAACTCAGTAGGAGAGATTAAGAGAGTAGAAGAGCAAGTCACCCAAACTAAAATATTCAAAAACGAACTATTAAGCAAACTTTATCCAGACCATACCTACTGGAACAAGAGAGGTATTAGCAGCGAAACTCTAAAAGAGTTTAAAGGAGGGGTAGCTGAGACCGGAAAAATGTTTAACAGATATGTCTTCCCCATCTTTAACCACAAGGAGCAAATAATAGGCTTTGCCGGAAGGGACCTCAAAGCAGAAGAAAAGAACGCTAAATTTTTCAGACCAAAGTGGAAATTGTTAGGAGATAAAGCTAAATGGCGATACCCATTAATTTTAAACCATTCCTTTATTAGAGAAAGCAGATCAGCCGTATTAGTGGAAAGCATAGGCGATATGTTGTCCCTTTGGGAAAACGGAGTAAAAAACTGTATTGTCACCTTCGGAATAAGCCTTTCCCCAGACGCTATGAGTCTGCTCACTAGACTCGACCCTGATAAAATTTTTGTAGCTTTTAACAACGATTCATCTAGCAACGAAGCAGGTAACAAAGCTGCCCACACAGCAAGGAAGAAATTATTGCAATTCTTTGACGAAGACCAGATAACAATAAAATTACCGCAAGGGCATAACGATTTCAACGAAATGCACCTAAAAGAACCTTCTCTTATAAAAAAGTTTTTTAATATTTAAAGATGCCAAAGAAAGAAAAAGTAAGGCTTAGCGCCAGCAAAATAAAGACTTTGGACACTTGTAGTTGGCTTTTCTTTTCGAAATACCACCTCAAGATACCAGACACCACTAACGACGGAGCCTGCAGAGGAACCATCGTTCACCTTATATTCGAACTGCTTTTAAAAGAAAGGCATAAGAAAAAATACTTTTCCAAGCTCAAAAAAAGCCCCACGTCGATACTTAAAATCAAGCCTGTCAACAGACTGCTAAACAAACACGCGAAAAGGTTAAACGTTGACGACAAAGACAACATGGCCTTAATGTACCAAATGCTGTACGTCGGGTTCAATCACAACTTCTACTGCAAAGGAAGCAACAAATTAAGAGAAGAAGAGCATTTTGAAATAGAAGGGGATGAGTTCGTTATCAACGGCTTCATCGATAAAAAAGCTTTTTATAAAAATAAAATAGATATCTGGGACTACAAGAGCAGTAAGGCTAAATTTAACAAGGAAGAAATAGAGTCAAACTACCAAGCCCTAATGTACTCCTTAGCTACCTTTAAAAAAGATGGGATTATACCGGAAGTTAAGTTTTTGTTCCTTAGATTTCCAAAGTCCCCAGAGCAAGCTGCTCCGAAACTGACAGAAGCAGAGCTAGAAGGTTTTGAGCTTTTCCTGTCCGAGCTCGCGGACCTGCTCTCTGATTACGACGAAAGCAAAGCCCAAGACAACTTAGCTAAAAACGGAAGGAAATACAGGTGGCTTTGTGGCAGCGAAAAACCGGGAAAATGGATATGCCCAGCGAGAAAGCCTTTTGAATTTCATTCTCTAACGGAAAAAGATACCGGCAAAATAATAAAAAGCTCGTTTATCGCAAGCGA